CAATGAAAATGAAAAACTAAATGCCACATGGGAATTACACAGAGGTAACACAAATGAAACACTGAAAGAAACCACTGTAGACTTTGCATTTATAGATGGTGGACACTCTGTTGATACTATTGCAAATGATTACGAAAAGTTACAGAAATCAAAAGTTATTGTGTTTGATGATTACTATAATCCAGGAAAAAATAATGAAATCCACATTGACACAAATTTATGGGGAGCCAATAAATTAGTTGATAGCCTTGACAAAACAAAATACATTATTGATGTAGGTGACAAAATAATAAAAGATGGCATCCATGTAGCCAATGTTTGTTTGGCTGTAATAGAAAATGACGTTAAAGATATATCATAAACCTGGTAGCAAAGATTCTAAGGCATGGTATGTTTTCAATCCAATGGCCAAAGGTTGGAAAGACGGTGTGGAGTATATTGACAACTACAGGCTCACAGATGGTCCTTCATTGTTTTGGGGATTTGTAGGACAAAATTATGAACTTGTTGAACGTCACAAAAAATTAGGACACACATGGTATTTCTCTGACATGCCATATTGGGGACGTTGGAACGGACTATTTGAAGCACTAGATCCTAATCATGATTTTTATTGGCGTATAATAAAAAATAAATTACATCACAACACCATTGTAAAAAGACCATCAGATAGATTTAACAAGTTAGGAATCGAAATCCAAGACTGGCGTGCCCCAGGCGAACACATACTTGTATGTCCAAGTTCCCCCACAATGAATCGCTATTATGGTGACCCCAATTGGACTGAAAACACAGTTGCAGAATTAAAAAAACACACAGACAGACCAATTAGAGTAAGACACAAACCAAGACGCAAAGGTACTAGTGGCCCGGCCGCGGCACTTGTATCATTGAAACAAGATCTTGAAAACTGTCATGCCATGGTCACTAGTGTAAGTATGGCGGCTATAGAAGCAGTTATAAATGGCGTTCCTGTGTTCACAAACCAGTATTCTCCATGTGCTCCTGTTGGTTTACAAGACGTAAGTAATATTGAAGAGCCAATACGACCAGCACGTGAGGACTGGGCGTACAGTTGGGCCTATGCACAATTTACACCTAAAGAAATTGAGTCAGGTCTTGCTTATGAGATATTAAATGACGCTGAAACCACATAAAAGTATGCTATGGAAAGTCGCACAGACTGGATATACCATGGAGAAAGATTTAAAAGCAAGTGGCTTTTGTAGTGTGCCTTATGAATATTTGATTGTTGATATAAATGGCGAGTGCTTTGCATGTATGTGTCAAGATTGGTTACCTATCAGTATCGGCAATGTGTTTGAAAGTGATCTAGAAGATATATGGAATGGTGCTATAGCCGATGAACTTAGGGAATCTGTAACTGATGGCACAATGAAATACTGTAACAATTTCAATTGCAGTAAAATAATACAGGCAGAATATGATATCGAAGTTCCAATAAAATATCCACGACCTAGATTTATAAATTTTTGTTATGACATGAGTTGTAATTTGCATTGTCCTAGTTGCAGAACAGATAAACTTTTTATATCTGAAGGCCCACAATATGAAAAAATGTTACAGATAAATGACAAAATCAGCAAATTTATTCAAGGTAGCAATGTCACACTTAACATTACCGGCAGTGGAGATCCTTTCGGTAGTAAAATTTTCAGAGAATTTTTGTATGCTTTTGACGGAGAAGCAAGTCCTAATGTGAGATTTCATTTACAAACAAATGGCCAAATGATAAAAAAATGTTGGAAACACATGCATAAAATACATAACAATATCGATGTGATAAGAATTAGTATGGATGCAGGTACAGAAGAAACATATAAAATTGTTAGAGCACCCGGAGATTGGAATAGGCTTATTGCTAATATGGCATATTTGAATTCTGTAAGATATAATTATAATTTTCAAATATGGTCAGATTTTGTTGTGCAAAAAATAAATTACAAAGAAATTCCGAAATACATTCGACTAGCAGAAAATTTAGGAGTTGATCGCATAAATTTACAAAAAATTACAGACTGGGGTACTTGGGGCACACAAGCAAACTTTAATGACGTTGCAGTATGGAAAGAGACACATAGCGAATACCCTGCATATTCTGAAATAATAAAAAATATTCGCAGTGAACGTGTTGAAATAGGCAACATAGAAGCATGACAGTAGCATTGTATAGAACAGGTAGACCATTCACAGAAAAATTTATGGAAAACTTTGCATTAGGTTTCACGGCAGGTGAAGCAAAGTTTTACACATATGAAGAATACAAACAGCACGGACTCCCTACTGCTGACCTGCATTGCTTCTTTGGTATACTGCGTGGCATGAGTGAAATATTTTTAGAGTGTGAACAAAAAGGTATTGATCACATGTATATAGATCATGCATATCTAAAGGGTGGATACAATCCACCATTTTGGTTTAGAATTGTTAAAAATGGGCATTGTCACAATAAATTAATTCAGAGGCCTGATGATCGTTTCAAAAAATACTTCGGAGATGTCAAATTGAAACCATGGCGAACAACTGACGGTCACATACTAGTTTGTCCTCCTACAAATGCAATGTTAGAATGGTTTAAGATTCCCAATTGGTACGAAGAAACAATAAATGAAATAAGAAAATATACAAACCGACCAATCAAGGTAAGAGAAAAACCCTTCAATCCGAAAATTGATAATTTACTAGGGTTTGGTTTGCCAACAAAAGGTGGCGGAACTGCCAAAAAGGTACGCAACGATGCATCATTGCAAGAAGATTTGAATAATGCACATTCAGTGGTTACTTTTAATTCACAAGTTGCCACAGACGCTGTAGTTCAAGGCATACCTACGTTTATATTCGGTGGAGTAAATGGTGCCTTGCCAGTTGCTCATACAGATTTTTCACTAATAGAAAAGCCAATTCATTTTGATAACAGACAGGAATGGTTGAATCATCTTGCCTATTGCCAATTCACTGATGAAGAATTTAGATCCGGCCTTGCTTTCAGAATATCAAATCAATGATTGATTGTACATTTTTTTGCCAATTTTGGCATTGAACTCTGCTATAATGTTGACTGAACGACGTTCAACAGTTGGCATGGGTGTGCGTGGTGTTACACTATGTACCGAACCAGGCAAGTTAAGAAAACAACAAAAAGTATTTGCCTTATAAGTAATTGTTTCTGTAATTGTGTCCAAAATATTTGTAGGCACAGAACGTCCATCCTTTTTTACAACTGAAAAGTCATTTGTTGTCACTTTGTGTACATTAAAATCGCCGCCAGTGGTATTGTCATCTGCTCGCTTCATGTAGAATAATCCTGCATATATTTCAATTGGATTGTCCACGTGTGGAGTTCGAGTTGACCCAGCAATTGGTTGATGAATGACTGCTTGACAGTCTGTCACAAGACTAGTTGGGCCTCTGCCTTTTGTTCTAACTGACGTGGCGCCTCGCAAATCTTTCTGTAAATTTTCAGGAATGTGTGGCCAAAATATATCAACCATACGGTTATAAAATTCATTGCTGGTATGATACTCATAAAAATCTTTCCATACCCCTTGTAATAAATTATCTTGTATTGCTAATGAAGCATTCAATCTGTAGCAGGTGTCATTGTCAACACCTTTTGCATGTTCTAATATTATGTCTTTCGGGTACTCTGCATCTAATCTATCATATATGTCTTGTGGCAATGCATTTTCAATACAAATATATTTGTATGGTTCTGTCCTTAGACATGAGGCAGTAAAATTTTGTAGTACACTAATGTTTTCCATTTGTAAATCCGTTGTATTCTTTATGGTATTGATTCCAAACATCTGCGTATTCACAGTCTCTGTAATCGTCAAACCAAGGACCGCCTTCTGTGTAATGTATCGCTTTTGGTTTGCCATCCTCAGGCTCTTCATACCAACCAGCCAGCCAGTTCCATTCACATGACAATTCACCAATCAAGTCGTCATCTAGCCATTGCATTCTATGGAGAAACAAAGCAGACTGATGATTCAATAAATCAGGGGTTAGTATTTTATTTTTTTCATGGCCAGCATTGAATAACATACATGATGACCAATTCTTTCTTGGATATTGTAATTGCACCTGACCGTCCATCTTGCGTGTATTTTTTGGTGTGTAATCATGTTTGACACACATGATTGCATATTTGTCATCTGCTTTCTTAAACAGTTCTTCTATGTCTGTTGTGAAAATAAAATCGGAATCACAAAACAAAACCCAGTCTTCGAAGCCTGCCAACATTGGAGTGAAAAATCTTGTAAAAGTGAACTCTGTTGATGCTTTTTTGTCTATGGGACGCCAATACAAACCAAGTTCACGCATTAGATCTTGCTTCAATGGATTGACCATTGCAGTAGGTGAATGTTTCTGAATACTATACTTGCATACTTCATATGCAATTGGTTCCCTGCTGTCCCAGCCTACAAAAATTTTTCGCATACATCTATTTAATTTTGTGTTATACTACTGAAAAATAATTAATACTATGACGCACACTTGGACAGTTGGTAATAAAACATATGACAACAAACTACAAGCCATATATGAAAGTAGCAGTAAAAATTTACCAATCTACTATCAAGGACTTTCATGGTGGGATTCTCATAATTGGACTGAAAAACCTGCTGAAAGTTTTGAGAAATTATGTTTAGATAGAGCAGTCCAAATAAGCAAAACACATGACAAGGTAATATTGTATTACAGTGGTGGTTGTGACAGTCACACAATATTAAAAACTTTTGTTGATTATAACTTACCTTTGCATGAAATAATAATATGCAAGTCTGGTATACTGTCTTCAGACTTTGAAATAGACAGTCTTGCCATACCTTATCTGCAACAGAATAATTTATTACACAAGACTAGAGTGATTACCCATACAGTGAATGATTATAAAAATTTTTATAGCCAAACATATTGGCACGAAAAGTTACAAGGCAGTCAACAATTACAATTTAGGTTGCAACAATACTGGTCACTGCATGAAGAGTACACAGACACAAATGAAGCAAATGCTAAAATATTTGGAGGAGAAAAACCAAGAGTGTGTCATGTGAATGATAAATGGTACACATATCAACTAGACATAGAACATGATGCTAGAACTTTACTGCCAGGACAGATCGACTTTTATACAGGGGATCCTGCACTTGCAACCAAACAGACTCATATGGTAAAAGACTATATCAAAAATCACGTACCATCAATTGATTGGAATAAATTTACCGACCAATCAAACAAAAAGTATTATAAAGATTACTGTTTAGCATCTGGTAGAACATATGATAAAACAAAAAGTTTTCTTACAAAAAATCAATATGATCACAATATAGAAGGCTTTGAAGTGCATAACTTTAAAGAACAATCATCTCTGAAAGAATTTATTAGTAGTATGCCTAACATTGTTGAAAATTATAAAAAAGGCATCATTGATTTGCAACAAGCCTATGCAAAATATTTTAACAAAGGAAAGCCACAACTAGGCACTATTGGCAGTCTAAGTAAATTTTATGGATTAGATCAGGCCGAAATTACAACGGTTGATCATCTGTTTCCTCAGGGATTTCACCTGGATCACTCATAGGCATACCACCATTATCAAACCATCTGCCGTCAGCAGTTTTATATAAAGTTTGTCTAAAAGTATGTCCTGTGTGTGTTTTCTGTCTGCGACTAGTCTCTGTGATTTTCCCTTGATATTCTGTCCCATCTGCATTTATCAGATAATGTTTCATGCTGTCACCAAATCCAGAAGAATAAATTCTGTCTATCCACTGGTTTGCATAATAGTTACTGACAATTCTGCCGTGAACATTAGGTTTGTTGAATTGGGAGTCGTCTATTGCCGTAGTTTTTGTAGGTTTTTTCCTGGTGGTTTTCCGAGCCATTTTGTTATTGCACCTTTTTGTTTTTCATTATATAATATAGTTAATTTTTGTCAAATGAAAGGACATTTACATGGACTTATTTCCACTTTTTGACCCCAGTGTGGGTATAGGCGTATTGGCAGTATATGGCATAGTTGCTTTTGCGTTTACATATTATTTTTCAAGAGGTTACAATGACAACAAAACATCGTTCTTAGTAGCAAGACGAGAACTAGGAACATTTCAGGGGTCACTTAGTGTAGCGGCGGCTTGGTTATGGGCGCCAGGATTGTTTATATCTGCTCAACAGGCATACGTGAATGGTTTGGTAGGATTGTTTTGGTTTTGTTTGGGTAACTTCTTAACACTAGGCGCATTTGCCTATTTTGCCAAGAGAATCAGAAACAATGAACCGGAAGGTTTTACATTCTCAGGATACTTGCGTGAAAGATTTTCAGGCCGAGTGCAATCATTGTTTGTAGTTGAAATGATGATACTTGCAACCTGTGCCTTTGCAATTAATTTACTTGCAGGTTCCAAAACAGTTGAAACACTGACTGGTGTTGACTACACTTTGGCCACATTTTTAATGGCTGGTGTTGCTATTTTGTACAGTTTCAGAACAGGACTGAAAGCAACAGTTGTAACTGAAATCATAAAGATCATTGTTGTATGGACCGGTGTTATTATATTAGTGCCATGGGTCATTGCCAATGCAGGTGGCTGGGACACAGTGGTGGCTGGACTCGGCGGACGTACTGGCGAAGGTGCGGCAATATTCGGCACATCATTTGCTTGGGGTATATTCACAGGCTTTGGTGCGGCGGCGTTCTTAGGACACATGGGCGGTCCATGGGGCGACAATTCATTTTATCAAAGAGCCTTTTCAATCAAGACTGAATCAATTATTCCATCATACGTGATTGCATCATTTGTATTCATTGTGATTCCAATTTGTATGGGATTACTTGGATTTATTGCGGCAGGATCAGGAATGGAGATTCCAAACAACATGGTAGGCACAACCAATGCTATTGTGATAGGGACATATCTTCCTCCAATAGCGGCATTGGTGTTTGCGTTCATGGTGTTTGCAGGATTGGTTGCAATACTTGATTCACAGTTTGCATCTATTGCCAACATGACAGGGCATGATATCTATAATAAGTTCAAAACAGGAAGTCCTATTAGTTCTGCAAGGTACGGAATGGTTGCCCTTGCAATAGCAGGATTAATTGTTGCAAATATTCCAGGTATGCAGTTAGTGTACTTGTTTTTATTCTTTGCAATACTAAGAGCATCTGTTTGGTTGCCGTCAATGATTGCAGTACTAAAACCACAATGGATTACAGAACAAGGAATGTTTTGGGGAATCTTAATACCAGCAACAATAGGTGAGATACTTTATGTGTCTGGTAAATTAGGATACACTGATACTGCGTTCATGGGAACATTGATTGCAATCTTTGGGTCACCTGTGCTAACATTAATATTAAGCAATGGTGGACTCAGAAAAAAAGCAACAGCCTAAACTACTAATTATTACCGGGCCTCAAGGGTCCGGTAATCATCTATTTGCAAAAATATTTTCAATGCATCCTCGAGTAGAAGGTTGGCCCATGCTGATTGATGAATGGCAGGGTCATCATGAAGAGCCGTTTGCACATTATTGGGATAATCCAGAAAGTCTCAAAGACAAAGTATGGACTAAACCATTTGCTATGACAAGTATAAGTTGTCCATATTTTAGAAACAGAGAACCACAGATTCCTGACTACAGAAAATTTATTACCGAAGCAAAGAAACACATGGATGTGGTTGTTGCCATAATTGGTAGAGACAAAAACATTTTAGAGCATCAACAGACAAGAGTAAGAGATGGACACACCACTCCTACCTTTATGGAAAATTACAAGGTTCTTTTCAAACTTTGTGATGACATACATTTTGTTAGCCAAGAACTATTTTTTCTTTATGGAGCAGAATATCTTAAAGTTTTAGAGAAGGAACTTAATTTTCCTGTGGCTTGGAATCATGAAACGAGAATTAAAGATCATTTGAAAAAATCTGAAAGTAACAAAAAGTATGTAACTGCATCTGACAAGGGAAAGTTTGATGAAGAAGTGAAGAAGGCCTGTGAAGAATCATGATGAACATATTAATTACAGGTGGAGAAGGCTTTATAGGCGGACATCTTGTTCGAAAACTTAAAGCATTAGAACATAGAGTCACTGTGGTCGACGATATGTCAGGCACACAAAGCAAAGATACCAAACACACACCCATATTTGCCATGCGAATACAAGATTATTTGACCAGATGTGAAGAAAAATTTGACATAATTTTCCATTTGGCCGCTACTCCACGCATGGGTTTTAGTTTCGATCACCCAAGACAAGTGCTCGATAACAACATTACTAGTACAATAGCAGTGGCAGATTATGCCTCAAAAGCAAACAGTTGGGTATTCTGGTCTAACTCAAGCATGACAACCGCCATAAATGACGCTAAAATCAACCCTTATGTGCATTCTAAAAGCATATCTAAAGACATTTTAGAACTTTATTCAAGGCATTTTGACCTAAATTATAGTATTTTATCCTTCCATAATGTATATGGACCAGAAGAAAAAATAGAGGGAGAATACACCACATGCGTGGCGAAAATGCTTGATGATTACCAAAAGCATAACACAATAACAGTAACAGGTGATGGCACACAATCAAGACAGTTTACTCATGTTTATGATGTTGTTGATGCAATAATTTTGGCTATGAAAGACCAAAATCATGCTACAGATTATGTTATTAGTAGTCCAGAATTATATTCTGTAAATGATCTTGCAGATTGTTTTCCATGTGATAAAGTTTTTACTGATGCAAGGCGAGGTGAAGTACACACAATACAACATCCATCAAACATATTAGGTTTTCAACCTAAACATAATGTGTTAAATTTTATAAAAGAACAATTATCTTAGATCAGCATCTTCCATACCAGCAACTCTTAATTTGGTTACATTAGTAATTTGCCATTGCTTTTGATCTAATCCTTTGAGGATGCCTAACCATCTGTTACGCATAAGTGCCCACTCATTTACAAGAGCCTCCATGTCACATACTTCATCTTCGCCTTCAGCGTATTTTTCAGCATCACGTGAACTTAATGCTCGAGCATAATTTTCTAAATATTTTTTGTAGTGTTTGGTCTTTACACGTCTAAGTTGTATATTAAGATGTTCTAATACTGCTTCAAGTTCTTGTAATTGATTCCATCTGTGTTCTACGATGCCCGGCATACTGGATGCATGTTTTTCCAAATTGCCTTTTAGTCCACACTCACGTCTAGCAGATTCATATTCTGTTTCGAAGTGTGCTAAAGCATCTGGAATCCTAGATAAATTTTTTGTTATTTCTGCGTACCAAGTCATTCAAAATCTACTTCTTCAAGATCATCTTCTTCTTCATCAAATTCAAAAATCTCAAGTATAGCAGTATCAAGATAGTCATCATTACCCATACATTCCTTCAAATCTGATTCTGCCGCACCAAAGTCCATCACTAATTGCACAAAAGATGTTGCAACCACGCTTTTATCTTTGGTGGGAAGATAATCTAAAAATAAATTCCAAATCTCAATTATTTGTTCACTGTCCATCTTCAACTAAATCTTCTTCCGGAGCGTCAACAGTATCATGCATGTTCCATTCTTGCATAATCATATCAAGTTTTTCTCCAGTCCATGCTTTTCGATATTCTAATATTTCTTCTCCGTTTGCGTTTATATATTTCAATCTGTTACCTTGTTGATTCAATATACCTTTCTTTTCGCATAGATCAACTAGTCCACTGTAAGGATCCATACCTGTTTCATATGGAATCTTAACTTGTACACCTTCGAAAGGTTTAGCATATCTTGTCTTCATTACTTTACATCCGGCTCTGATACCTCTAACATCGGATACTTTATTACCGGCTTCATCTTCTTTTAGTTTGAGTTTTTTCATTGCAACAACAATACTTGATGCATATATAAAACCTTGTCCGCCTGATATTTTATCATCTGGATCAAACATGTCTTGTGATGCATAAGTGTGATTAGTTGCCACTAATCCAACATTGTATGCACCTATCATGTTCACTGTGTTTCGAACAAGAGCAGTTAGTGCCTTAGGTTTTCTACCCATGTCACCTTTCATATCTCCCTTGTCAAACTGATCAACATCAGTTGGAGTCAATAACATGCCTAATGAATCAATTACAAATAACACTTTTGGTTTGTCATTGTCGTCTAATAACTTATAATCTCCCATGAAAGTTGAAATAGTTTTTGCTACATCATCAATCATACTCATTGAAAGTTTTAACAACTTGTCTTCACTTGTATCTACGCCTAGTGCCTGCAACCATTTTTCATCTAGTGCGTTTTCACTATCTATTAGCACAACAAAAATACCCTGTTGTTGTGCATGTCTTACAATATTACCAGAGCAAATATATGATTTGCCTGAACCTGATTCTCCAGCAAACACAGTTACTTTGCCCAAAGGGACTCCTCTATTGAAGTCCCCTGAGATTAAGTAATTCAGTGCATAGTTGCCAGTGTTGACCCAGTCAGTTGGGTCATTAAATCCAACGCCAAGACCATTTATACTTTTTGTTAGATCCTTGCGAAATTTTGATACGTCAAATGGCTTTACCATGTCTTACCTCCTAATTACTGTGCTTGTTTACGTTCTCTGATCAACTTGAGAATATCTTCGGCCTTCGAAGATGATTCAGTTGTCGGAGCAGTTTGTGTTTCTGCTTGTGCCGCCGGAGTTTCCTCAGGTTGGAACACAACTTCACCTTGTGGTTTTGGTTCTACCGGTGGAGTTACTGTTTCAGCAGTAGCCATCACTGTTTGTTTGTTTGGATCACCTGTTGCCTGACTCATGCCTGCAGGTTTGAAATAATTTCCAAATTTTTCAGTGTCATATGCTTCGCCATTTACACTTGCTTCAAACATTTCCTTCATAACTTTTAGTTCTACCTCGGAAGGTTTTTTCGGCAAAAAGTCATTCAAGTTGTATAAGCCATGTGTGTTTATTGCGTTGTTTTGTGCTTCAGTAAGTGCTGACTCTCTTCTACTCCATTTAGAAGTTGAATAGTCTGCGTACCCACCTTTAGAAGTTTTATTAATTCTAAAGTCTACACCTCTTACATAATCAGTTGGAAGATCTTCCATTTCAGGATCAAGTAATGCTCCTCTGATTATATTGAAAATTTGTGGACCAATAATAAAACGTCTGATTGGATTTTCCGGAGTAGTATTTTCATTTAGTGGATCCTCATTCACAAATCCTTGAAATATGTATGAACGTTTTTTCCAATATTTTCTACCCATGTCTTCAAGACTTTTATCTTTAAACCACGGACGCACTTCTGCTAAGATTGGACATGGATCGCCCCACATCTCAACACAAGGAACTTGTACCATTGTGTTTGTACTACCTGCTTCACCTTTGATTCCAGCGAATGGTAATTTAATCATAGCACGTTCTACCCAAAAGAATGTGTTGTTTTCATCCTTGTCTGGTAAAAACCTTAGTACTGCTTCAGTACCTTCTGGCATATTCCAATGTGGGTAAATTGCGTTATCTCCAGTGTATTGTCCACCGGCCTGCGATTTGTTGTCTTGTTCTTTTAGTTTTGCTCTTATTTCTGCTAGTGTTGCCATATTAGCCTCCTTTGTTGCCTATATAAGTTGCCTGTAAAAGCATATATCATAATAATATACACTTATTAATATTTAGTCAAGATTATTTTTAAATTAATTTATTAGACCCGCAAGTTTAAGAATTCTGTCTACTGGTACATCATTGTCTGGTAATTCATCACTGAGTCCATCAAGATCAATATGTATCTCTTTTTCCTGTGATTCTGCCATTTCAGTATCTTCGTCTGGATAGTTTGGTTCATCCTGGTCACTCTTTAAAATGATCATTGCATTTTTTATTCTGCCTTTTTCCAACTGTTGAATTGCTTGCTCAACTTTTTCTCTGAACTCTATTTCTGGTTGTGCATCGCGATCATTTACTGGATCTACACCTGGGTCATATGTGCCGTTAAGTATATCAGTTAATTCATCAGCAAGTCTAGTTGGATTTAGAAATTGTCTTGATCCATCTTTATCACTGGTTTCAATTGCACCCACAAAGTCATCAACTTCGTCTTTTAATCTTTTGAATGTGTTTGCATCTTCAGTTGGTATTTCTGTATTTTCTGCGTTAGGATTTTCATACTTTTCAACTTTGTCATCTGCCCAAGATTCAAATTCTGACTGTGCTAATTTGTACTTGTCTTTTTTGTATCCTAGGTCTTTGTTTTTCACTGTTTTACCTTTTATATCTTTGTATCCTCCAGTTACTTCTGCTGGGTCTTTTCTAAGAGCATCTTTCTGTTTAGGATCACTTTGTATTTTTTTAATATCTGCTACATAGCGTCTTGCAAGATCCACAGCAATCTTTTTAGATTTAGCAAAGTCAGGGGACGGCCTGTTAAACAATTCGCCTTGTGATTCTATTTCTACTGCCATGTCAGAAGCAAAGTTAGCCACTCTTTCATCTTCTGGATTAGCAAACAAGGCCCTTGTTGCAATGTCTCTTAGTATGTTGGATAATAATATGTTTGGATCTTTGAATCTTGCTTTTTGTGTTAGTTTGTCCATTGCATCATTTATTTTAAGCACTAAAGGGTCACCTTTGTTTAGCCATTGGGCAACATATCCTGCATCTCTTGCCGATGCTGTTTCTGCCTTGTCTACATCAAAGTCATCATCATCTTGTTCATTAACTATCTTGTACACTAATGGTAATATATCACCAATGTTTTCATCAAATGTTTTCACTGTAAACTTATCTTTCCAATCAGCAAGTGTCTCTTCATTAACTTCCATTTCTTCTGCGTCTTTAAAGTTTTCAAACGCTTGTTCATATCCTCTTGCAGAGTTTAATCTTTCCATTGCTTTTTTCAGTTTCATTGATTTTTTGCGTGATTTTTCAACAATGGTGTTTGTATCATCATTCATTAAATCATGACGTGATACATATCTGTCAAATGTTCTAAGTTTTGCCAAACTTTCTGACATATCAATAATGTGTTGTCCAAAGTTATCATATGGATATCCACCATGAGCCACGTGTTGTTGCATTGCTCTAGCACCTGCTAAATGCTTGAAAGGATACTTAAATCTTTCTCCTTCGCCATTCTCAATGAACAATGCTTTAATACTTCTTGATCTTGACCCTGGGACTTCTTCATCTACATTTTTAGAATGTCTAATAATTAACTTTGTTTTATCTAATGTTTGAAAAGAAGAACGTCTACTACCAAACATATTTGAACGTGCTTCTGTCATATTTTCCTTGGCCATAAATTCAAAATCTCTTTTGTCCAAATTCGACTTTTGTATATCTCTAGGGTCAAAAGTCATCATGTGTCTCTTGGCAAAGAATCTTAATTCTTTCAAAAACCCTTGCCATTGGTCCATGACATCTTCTGTCATGCCATCTGTTATATCTTTTGCATAAAAAACCTTCATGCTTTTGGGGTCTGCTATGCTTACAGATACTTCACCTGTATTTACTTCAAATGTAAAGAATTTTGCTTCAGTTGGTTCCAGGGTAGTTTTAGCCTCTGCATCAGCCATTTGCATACCCTCAAAACGTGATCTGATCTTGTCAAATAGGTCCTGTGATATGGTTGATTGTTCCATATTGTATTTATTGTATTAATTGTGTTCTAATAATTCAGCATACATAGGATCTAACTGTGTTATATCTGTTTTTTTGTGTTTGTCCATCTGTATTGTCTTCATTTTGAAAATGTTGAACATTTTTTCATCATATTCAAATTGGTCTAATCCTTCATACATATTATAAATTTCTTCATCCGACCCTAAAGTTTGCAGTTTGCTTTTGACATAATCTTTGTATTTTGTAGGCATAGAAGCAAATGTCATGCCAACTGGTTCCATACATTGTATTATTCCTATGTCACCAAATATGTGCTTCAATTCTGGATACCATTTATCCACAGTAAAAGCATTACTTGGTTGCCAAACCAAATTTGACCATATAACTTGATTTGGTTTAAGTTCAGCAAATAATGTATCAATGTTTTGTTTTACAACTGACCATTTTGCAGGATTCCTTATGTATTCATATGTGTCTCCTGTGCCATCAATACTGATTCCTATTCTTACTTGTTTAAAAGCATCCAACAAAGCATAAAAATCTTTTGGCAAGACAGTTGCATTTGTTGTTAGTTTTAAGACAATGTTTTCTGCAAATCCATTATCAATACAAAATTGTAGAAGTTCTATATGGTTTTTTTGTAGAGTCGGTTCGCCTCCTTGCATTTTAATCCTTACAGTATCTTTATCTATAAAGTCATCAATAGGTTCCCAAGATCCATTTTTTTCAAATGGATCATCAAAAGGTAGGTCAAATTTCTCCATTGAAAAAGTATCAGGATATTTTTTGTACATTTTTTCTATCAGCACTGAGTTTCTTGGCTCACACATTGTACACCTTAAGTTACATAAGTTTCCAACACTATAATCAACCATTATTGGTTTGCCTTTTTTGTTTCCTGTCTGAGCGTTAGGATTTTCTAATAGTAGATCGTCATACTGTGTGCGTGGCTTATCAAACTTAGTTTCTTGTGCAACACACTTATTGCAATGATCAGGAATCTTGCCGTCTAGTATTTCTTGTCTAAAATTTACTGCGTATTCACTTGTCCACCAGTCTTTGATTGTTTGATTTGGTTGCAATATAGTTTTGGTTTGTTCACAACAAAATCCTACTAAGTTGTTACTGGCAACATAGTGAACACCCGTAAATGGTGCTTTACATAATAAATCCATACTAGTATTTAATTCATTGAAATGAATATAGGCATTGGGTCAACTCTGTCTTCAACTTCATCACGTAATCTGTCATAGACTTTTGCGTCCCAGCCTGCTATAACCTGCATCATTCTGACAACAAGTAAACAAGCAGATACTAGATCATCATGTTCTCCAGGCTTGGCTCCATAACTTGTGCCAGTAGCAACAAAATTTTTAAGTTCGCTTAACAAATTTTTACTGCTAATAATCATTTTGTCTTCTTCGATCAACTGTTTAAATTTTGCACAAGCAGATATTTTATGTTTGAATGTTGTGTTGAATCCTTTTCTAAACTTTCGCACATGACCTTTGCGTTGTGGTTCCGATAATAAAGTTCCTTGAATATTTTCTTCTCCTATATCTTGCACAGCCATAAGTGCGGCTTCGCCTAGTGTATTATTTTCAAGTGTGTAATAAATGGTTGGAGCATAGTCTCCTAGTTCAGTCAATCTGTCATATATGTGTTTCAGTATTTCACGCATGACTTTTACTTGCCCATTCACTGGTGTTGTGTTATGTTGCCATTCTGCTACCTGTATCATTTCAGGAAGTTGAAATATTTGTAGTGCCGCATAATCTCCGCCAGTCCCTAAACAAGGATCAAGTGCTACAAGATATACTTTGTTCTTTTTGATGTCTTCATACCAACGTGTTTGTCCCATTCTTATTTTTGGATCCTTTGCTTCAAGATCAACTAGTTTGACACTATTAATTAAAGTTTCATCATAAATTAAAAATTCACATTCATGCTCACGTCTGAATCTTTCTTCACCAATCCGTGAACGCTCATCTTTTGCCCACTCCTCATCTCTGTCAGGATGTTCTGACCAGTGACACTTATATGCGGCAAATCCATTGCGTCCCAATCCGTCTTTGTTGGGATTGCCAAACTCGTCTTCTGTTTTGAGAGCCTCTTTCCAAATCAAAGCAAACTGATCTTCGTCCGAATTAGGAGTTGAAGTAATCAGACACTTACCGCCTGTTGCTAGGGTTGGAGATAATGCAGTCCAAAATTCTTTGGCCTTTGTGGGTGGATTAACAAAAGCAAACTCATCACAATAAATTACAGATAGTGACATACCCCTACCAGTGTTTTCAGTTGTGGTGGTTGCTTTAACACGTGATCCATTGTCAAATTCGATTGTGTTTCTGTTGTATGAATACACACCAGGTCTTATAAAGTCTGGCACAGATTCATATGCGTATCTGAATCTGTTCATTATGTCTTGAGCGCCTGCATATTTGTGGGCGGCAATTAGTATTTGTGAATCAGGATTGAACATTGCATACCATAAAAGATAGGCAGATGCACAGGTAGTTTTTCCTGTTTGTCTTGGCAACATACTGATACTGAATCTATTTTCATTGTAATTTTTTAATAACTTTTTCTGATATGAATAAGGCTTAAATTTTATTGCACCTTTGGTTGGATGCTGTATTGATAAAAAGTTTTCAGCAAAGTATAAGGGGCCCTTTTTTGGATGAGCACATTTTTTTAGATGTTCTATTTCCTCATCTGTATATTTGTGTTTTTTGTGGGCCTTTTTTACTAGATTCCCTTGTAAACTTACACTCATAGTAATATTTAACTAGATAGATATAGTGGGAACATATTCTTTTATTGGATAAAAGTTACCATCTTTGCCTAAGTACCATTGCATACAACTGATTTCCATATTTGTGATTTCGTATTCTTTTAGATCATCGTTTGGATTTGATGGACTTTCCCAAAACATTTTGAATGAAGTTTCAAAATCTATATCAAGATTTTGCTTATGCATTTCACACTCTTGCCTTCCGGCATAGATAGCATTCTTATAATAGGTTGAATAATCGTCAGCAACTTCATCAAACTGTAAGGTTGCTGATATCATCCAAAAACTGATTATTGCTGTTTCTATCATATACTTTATTTACTGGGGGGTATTGTAAAATTGTAATGCTACTTAACTTCTGCGTAAAGGTTACGCAGGTCTTGTTTCATTTGTTCTAGCATTTCACCATCATCCATTAATGGATTATCGCCTGTGTTATTTGTTCTTGCTAGGTCACCATGCTTTGCTCTTTTTAGCATATGGTCTTCTGGATCAGGAAAATTAGGATCTGGTTCATTTTCATAATCAGACTCTTCAGTTTCTTCTTCGCTTGGTGCTTGATCCATTTGTCCTTGTTGTGGATTCAAACCAGCATTTTTTAAAATTTGCATCAGTGCCATCATTTCTTGTGGATTGTCACCTACAATCTGTATGGCTTCTTTCACAACTTTTTTTGGTGCATCTTTATTAACTTTTTCATCCCAAGTTTTTTGATCAACAACTTGTGGTTCAGAAAGCATGTTTACAGCCTTCATGCTGTTACGCATTTGTTCTATTTGATCGTTGTGTTCTTTACTGTAATTGCTCATTGCCTGCATCCAATATTGGTGACTTTGTATTTACCTCAGTTTTAAACTCTCCTGAGTCTCTTTCTCCTGAGTCTTTTTCAAATGATACTGGATGATTTTCTCTGCTTTTTGAAATTTCATCCATCAATGACTTCAACATACTTTTATTGTATTTGTCACCTGTCAATTTTTCCTGTGGAACTTCTGGCTTTTCATATTCTGGCGTTGTTAAAATAGGAGCATATTCTTGTTTTACATTAGTAGGAGCAAGATAAGTTTCTGTTGGATCATTTGGATTTTTTACTTTAAGCATTTCAGGATTCATATTGAAATACTCGCACAAATAATTCATTAACACATCTGCCGTTACAGGATAATTTAGGCTGATTTCAAAAATATTAATTTCCTGGTTTTGTAATTTTGGAAAGTCCAGTGGATGTTCTTGCACCACTGTTTTTTTGACAGCACTAATTTTTGTTGCTTCATATTTTGCCAGTGCCATTTTAATTTTTTTCTTAAAATTTTCTGGCAACTCACCAGCAATTTTTACTTTGAATTCAAAAACTTTTTTAGATTCTGTTAAGTATTCTGAAAATAATTTTGCCATATGTTGTTCCTATCAAGTATTTATTATTTCTTTATCAGATTCTTTAATAATTCATTGCGGTCTACAATGGTTCCTGTTGACTCAACAGCATCTAATTCACCACTATCACGGTCTAATTTACTCTTTTTTAACTGCAATTCTACCATTTTTAACTTCTTATCTACCTTAGCCGCCTTGGCATCAAGGGCAGTTTTAAGGTTTGTGCCTGCAACTTCAAATATTCTACCGGCATATCTTGCCTCAATGTTCATGCCCAAATCCATCAAATCAGCATAAGTTTTCATTGCCTCTGCGGCAATATTGTCCATTTCCTTGTCCATGGCGTCTAGTCCAATAACTTCTGGCAAGGCCGCATCGATCTTGTCTAGGACAGCGTACTGTTTTCCGCCTTTGGCTAGTTCTTTTTGTTGTTGTGCTTGATCCAGATCTGGAATTTCTAGTTGGCCTTTTTCTTCTTCATTGTCATCTGTGACATATTCTTCTTCAACATCTGCCTCCTTCATTGCTTTTTGTATTTCTGGTAAATTAAGCAGTTCTTCTAACTTTTTTGTCATGCTATGATATTTACTTGCGTTTTGTGGTGTTAGAAAATATTTCATGTTCTGTGACAACACGGAACTTGATACCTTTTCCTTTGCTCCATTTATAAGCGGCTTCCCACTTTGCTTGATTTAATGCAGATGCTTTTTGTGTGTGAATACTTTTTCCTTCTGCTGTAAATCCTGTTTGATTGCTTGGTTTTATTTCTATTAGTTCTGCTCTTGGTTTGCCTTTTTTGTCAGTGTAAACAATAAAAAAATCAGGAACATAAATTGTGTTCCTGCCTGTGAAAGGATTGACATACGGAATTTTAATACTTTCAGATGCCCATTTTGATATGCTTGGATGATTATCACAGAATCGCATAAATGCCGCCTCCCAACTTGATCTGTATGTTGGCTTTCTAAGGCCTACATACTTGTCAGGATTTTTGACTTCATATTTTCCACGGGAGTACGCCATTAATCTATGATGTTGCGTTTGGCAAAGTTATCACTTGCACGATCTTTTTTGAAACCTATGAATGATGTGTTTGCTCTGTTGGTATTCATTATTTCAGCCACAAGTTCTGTAAGCAATACTGGGTTGGTTTTTCTTAATGCATCTAATACTTGCTGTGGATTAACTCCATCATTTTGCGCCTGTTTTAGGATACTGAATGTTATTGAATCTGCCGCTTCATCTGTAAAACCATTACCATTAAAAAATCCTTTTACAGCGTCATGATCTCCAACTGCAAATTCATAAGGTTTAACATAAAAGCCGTCAAAATATTGTATTGTGGCATCAGTTGGACTGACTTCTTTTTTTGATGGCAAATTTGTTAGCACATTTTTATTATTGTGTGCAGTTCTTACTGTTCTGTTTGTAGCAGGAGTATTAGCACTCTGCGGAGCCGCAGATGGAGTGTTGGCGGATACTGTTGGTGCATTGCCTGTGGTTGAACTTGGTCTGTCACTATATACTGCCATTAGTATGTGCTACCTCCTCCTCCACCACTACTGTAAGTTTGTGTAGTGGCTTGTGTTGTTGCTCTTGCAGTTGCAGTCGCAGTTGATGTAGTTGTTTTACTTAATTTTGCTAAAGTTTCTTTGTTGATCGTTTGGAAAGTTTTAACAACATCTTTATCCAATCTAAGTCTAACAACACCACTGTTTACTAAATTGGGAACCAGAGCCAAAGCCTGTGATGTATAAACAGTTTTTTCTGCATCAGTCAGCCTGTTCCAGGCGGACTTATTTTCGTCTAAAGTTTTTGAAGTATCAGCCAGATATACTGTGTCTCTTGCAAGTCTATCTAATGCCTCAGTATTATGTGTGTAGTATCTTGTTGCCTCATCAGGCGTTAGTATTATAAATCCATCTTGATCAACAGCATACAAATTCGGACGTGGTTGGAAAGTTTGACCACTTACAAATGCATCTCTTGATATTGCATCTACTTTTCTTTTTCTTGTGCCTTTAGGAAAATTCATACCTGGAGGCGATCCTGCCCCCATCATTGTAAATGCTGTATCCCTCAAAATATCTCTGCCTATACCAACAATTTCTTCTTTGAATCCTTTTTTATAATTGTCACGTCTTTTGTATAAATTGATTGCTCCAAGTATACCACCAAAAATATTTCCAGATTGAAAGTTTTTGAATACACTTATACCTCCTGGTATAAGTCCGCCTGGCCCAAAAATGGAATCTGTTCCACCGCCTATTATGCTCAATGGAGAAGGCGATCGGTCATAGTGCAAAGACGTAAGACCTTCTGGCTTGTCAGAGTTTCTGCTTACTTTTCCTTGATTAATTAAAACACCGTTATAGGCAACAGTCATTGTTTGTTCAGCAACACTTCCGGTTGCAGATTGATCCAAATCTGCATGACTAAAGTTTGTAATCTTTGGTTCCATTAAGGCCCATTCTATGTAGTTGCCTTTGTATAGTTGATAAATTTTTATTGTCTTAATTAAATTACCGCCAACTTCTGTGTCCATTCCCCATCTATGACTTTCGCCTGTACGGGAATATCTGCTCGGTCTATCAAATGCCGCTTCAGGATATCTGCCGTCAGCAATATAATATTGATAATACATTGACCAAAATGCAGTAACAACATCTTTCATATCATCATGAAAAGTCATGTTAATTGGTTGATATGTTATTCTTGTATTGAAATATGTTTTTTTATTATACATATTTCTTTCTTCTACACCAAAATCATATTTAGGTAACTGCACATTTTTTACCAGCATTCCTAATTCTATTTGAGACGTGTTTAAAAAATTTGTTGCTTTGTGTCTTGGATTAAGTTCAAATACCACATGGTACATGAACGTTGATTTTGGCGCCAACGCAAAATTGTCATCAATATAAAGTCTTGCCGCGTGTTGATAATCTTTGAAACTTGTGTTGGGTAACAGTTGTGAAAGAAAATTGTTAAGAAAAGACCCCATAGGTCAACTCCTTAACCTGTAGCCGCTGTACCGATTGCTCTACTTACTTGTGTTCCTATGCCAGTACCTCGCGGTGTTTGTATTGCGTTGTCATATTTGACTGTCAATGTAATTAGAACCGGATCACTAGTAGCATAAGCCAAAGTGTTGTAATTTATGTTTTGCACATAACAACCATATAATTCAAATGTCTCAAGAACGTTTGCCTCATTAGCACCATTACCTCCATCAAGTATTTCAATTCTTGATTGGAATTTGTAATCAATACCAGACGCCGCACTTGACTGTTCGAAGAAATCATATTGTTTCTGAATTTGCTCACCGCAAAGTTTAGAAACAGCGTTGTTCACGTCATCACGTAAATTGATAGTAATAGGCTCCCAAGTGTGTTTACCAGCCATATACACTCTTGAGTTATAAACATCTAGTGTAATGTCGTCAAAAGATACTGACGGTCTAGTAACATCTTGTACTTGTTTTGTTATTTCCGAACGTGGTGTAGATACTCCAAAATTTTCAAGTATTAATCTAAAGCGATACTGAAGTTTTGGCATCAACAGACCTTGCGTATTTGCTGATTGGTCTGACGCTAAAGGTACTGTAAATTTTGAAAGTGTACTAATTGCCATTGTTGTCTCCTATTACTGTTTTATTTACCACGATCGATAAATTTTTTAATTCGTACCCTTTAAAGGGCAAAACAGTCAATAAAAAAAGTGCCTAAGATTTCAATGTCTTAGGCACTTTAAAGTACTATAATTGTGCTATTTCGCCTGTGTTTTTGAGTCTTACTGGAATAAAGATAAACTCAACTGCTTTTACAGGTTCAATTGCAACGTCTACATATAATTCATTACGGTCAATTCTAGCCGCTGTGTTATTTGTTTCATCACAAACAACTGCAAAGTCAAATAGTCCTCTTTGCGCCACTAGTTCTAACATGAATGATTCAATTGATTGTTTTAATTCATTTCTTGTTAGTTGATCGTTTGGTTCAAATATAAACGGCTTAGCAATTTTGTCTAATTGATTTCTAACAAAGTTTACAAGTCTAGCAACATTAATTCTGTCTAAGGCAGAACTTGCTTCTTGTCTTGTTTTTTGTCCAAACACTGACAAACCAACACCATTAATAAATGTTACTGGGTTGATCCTTGCAGTTGCACATGCATCTTTCAATGTGTTTGAAGTACCAATTGTTTCAAACTCGCCAGTGATAGCATTAATTGTACCTACACCTGATGCATTGTCAACTAAACCACGTCTTGTACCTGCTGGTGCAAACCATGGAAACGCAACATCATCATTGAGTGCAATTACTCTTAGTGCCATGTGTGACGGTGGAACAACCACGTTGTTTCCTGCAAGATCACTTGTAAATCCTGATGGATAATAAACACCTGTGAATGAATTATTACTTGTCAATCCATCTTCGCCATTAGTAGCCGCGTTGTTTGTGTTTAGTCCATAAGCATTAATGGCAGTTGTAGTTGGCTCTAGTCTGAATGGAGTATCACCAACAACAAATGCTGTGAAGCCTCTGTCGGAGTTTAATGTTTCCATTTCATCAATTGTTTCTGGATAACCAGGACAAGCAATTACATTATATTCTCTTTGCTCTTCACGTATCGCTGTGTTTGATGTAATTGATGCTTGTAAAGATTTAACAACAACTTGTCTTTGTGCTTTTCTTCCCATAAATGGTGAACCATCTTCTTTGTTTCCTGACTGTGTGACCCATGCATCTTTTTCAGTTGGTAGAGTTGGGAAGTCAGTAGTTGAAGGGAAGTTCGCCCTTGAGAATTTGCTTTTTACAAATTTTTTCACATTGTTACCTGAACGTCTTGTGTTAAACAACAACATACCTTTCGGGAATATTGTTGGGTCTGGAGCGTCCAAATCCAAATAGTTGTCTGTTAATAGATCTTTAATCGTTGAAGTTGTATCCTCTATTACATCTAAACTTGCACCAGTATGATATCTTGCATCTGCAAATAAAATACCGTTACTTGATGTTTGATCAGTGTTGTCAAGCAATACAAATTTTTTGCCTTCAACTTGTGAATCATCAAATCTATAAATTTTTGGATAGTTTTCTAAGTCTGAAGTATCAATCCAAATGTCTCCGCTTACAAGTATTGTGTTGTCTGATTGTGTTTCAGGCTCTGTAGCAGACATAATTGGTCCATTTGGATCAGTATTTGCTAAATTAAAGCCTCTGATGTCAGTACCACCATTTTGATATCCAACAAAAGCAGATCCATTGTGTACTAAAATATCTGCTTCTAAACTTGTATCAAACCATAGTGTGCCATCTTCTGGATCCGTTACTGGAGCAATGGTATTTGCCTCATAACTTAATTTTTCCCAACCAGATATTAAAACATCTGCCGCTGGATTCGATCCACTTGGTGCAACATATAGGTTGTCAGCAACATTTGAATTGCCTGATGTTGTAGTTCCTGCAAATACAGTAGTTTCATCTTCATTTAATCCATATGCACTTGCAAAACTAGTTCCTAGTTTAGCATCAACAACTGGTGTACCTGACACGTCTTTAAGTCTAATTTCACCGCCTAGTGCATGAGTAATTGTAATTTTATCAGTTGTAGAATCATACGATGCAGATACATGGTTAAGTCCTGCCGCACTTACTGCCGCAACAAAGTCATCACCTTCCGTACCACCTAGTGTTACAGTGACAGGTGAATTTAGTCTTTCCTGTCCTGGAATACTTTCTTGTACTGTGAATGTTTCTGCATTTGTAAATGGAGATGATCCTAGTGCTACTGGTGAAGTTGCACTAACTGCCAATCCATCGCCAACATTACGTTTGAACACATGATAATCAATTAATTTACCAGTTACAACAGATGAGTCACCTTGATTTTCAACTTCAGTGTCCTCTGAACTGTTTACTTGTACATATAAGTCTGTGTTCAATAGTGTTTGACCGCCACCTGACTTATCAAGGTTGAATATTGCTTGATGGTGTGTGTCAAACAAAGGAACAGTTTGTGAAGTAAATGCACCAGTAGTGTCTGAGTATAATTTTACTGCAAAGTCGGCGCCGTTGTTTACTGCTGTTGTTTGAATCCAAACTGAACCAGTTGGTCTTGGTGCAGATGAACTTGTTTCAAACAGTGGTAAATCGTATGACTCACCAACATGACATTTTGGAACAAAATAAGTTCCTGTGTCTATACCAACATCTGCTAAAGGCGTTCCTGGAGTAGATGCCGCCAACACAATGTTGCCATCCGATGTTGAGTCTGCGTTTCCGTCTGCTGTATAGTTTCCATAAATTTCTAGTACTCCATCAACTATCGCCGCCGACACACCTTGTATGTTTGCGTTGTTGATATCAGTAGCCATTGAAGCCATTGTTGTACCAGTAAGTGACACAGAGTTACCATTGATTGTAAATGTTTCATTTTGTGTCAGTGTTACGTTTGTTTTTGTTCCTTGTACTGTTGGATGTGAAGTTACCCAAGCACCGTCGCCTGATTCTGAGTTTGCTGATCCAACCTGTACCCAAGTGTTTGATCTTGTTTTGTAGAACAATTTGTTTGATGTGTTTGAAAATGCCACCACAGCATAATCACCAATTGATCCAAAACTAGATTTTGGTGTTCCTGAAGTTACTTCTGTCAATGACGGTAATTTTGGAGTTTTAACAGTGAAAGCCTGCGTAGATGAGTTCCACTCTTTGATTCCAAATTTTGTGTTTGCTAGATCTAACCAGTAAGTTCCACTTGCTGGTCTTCCAACTGGTCTTGAAGAAGATCCTGTTAATTCTGCTAGGTCAACATCTGCTCTTACAACAAATACTCTGTTAGAAACTCCTAACAGTGAATATGCCGCAAATAGTCCATATTCATTTGTTTCTGCACCATGTAACATGTTACCTGATGAGTCAGAAGCAAAAGTTGGATTTCCAAATGTTGCTGTTAATTCTCTTTGTGATGAAATTGCGAAAACAGATCCAATGGTAGAATTTGTTGTTCCTGCCGCTGTTCCTGATCCTGTTCCCGATACTTTATTCTTGCTTGTCGCAACGAATATCATTGGCGTCATTCCAAGGTTTGATACCGCATAAAAACTTTCGTCAATTACGCTAACCTCTACGCCTGGTCCGATTAGTGCCATATGCTTATTCCTCTTTTAGTGTTATGTTGCAAGTATTTATAATTAATCCGTGTTTTTGCCCATATTTATTTGCCCTTTAAAGGTAACGAATAAATATCTTTATGTCTAACAGACCACTTTGTATTCAATGTAAAGCACGTCCTGCCGCTTACAATTATAAAAAGGGCAACAAGATTTATTATCGCAAAAGATGTGACGTGTGTGTAAGAAAAAATGCAAAAAAGAAAACAAATGGATTAGAAAATTGGCAACGTGCAGGCTACAATAAAAAACAACAATGTGAATCATGTGGCTTTCAAGCACAACATGAAGTTCAACTTGATGTGTTTCATCTAGATGGCAATCGGAATAATAACTCTTATAATAATTTAAAAACTTTATGTGCTAATTGCGGAAGACTTAGAGGTATCAGTAAAACAAAGTCTACTTGGCGACAAGGACATTTGATACCAGATAATTTGTAGTTTCTTCTAATTCTGGCAGTCCTTTATCATTATTAATTGTGTAGTCAAATTCACTAGATGTCCATGCCCACTCCGAACTGTGTACACCTAAATTTTGCATTTTTTTAATTGCATCTTCATTGCCCATTGCGGCATCCATGCCAATATTTGCCCATAATGGTATATCACGTTTGACCCATACAACATAGCCACCAAACTCTTGTATCATTTTTATTTCATTAGGAAATCTAACGTCACTAACAACCACATTACGATCACCTACACGTTTTAGCAATGATGCGACCCAAATATCGTTGTGAAAGTTTCCACGGAATACTTCTGTGCCTATCACTTGCAAAGCAAGTCTTGGACTTACAGGCATTTCTAGTTGATTCGTCCACCAACTGTCTTCTGCTTCACGCCATTCTCTACTTTCTTTTGTGTTGCCTTCTAATAGTTCTCTTGGCCAACCAAACACAGCAGATACGGCATCTTTCAATGATTTTGCAAAACTGTCCTGCTCATATCCATGATTTTTTACTAGCATTTCTGCCACAGCATTTTTACCACTGCCAATGTATCCACATAGTCCTATAAGCATAAACTATTATAAAATTTTATTTGTTAAAATGCAAGAATATTTTAGCCGATTACAAACGACATAGGTTTGGAACCTTCTGTAAACATTTCAAGTTGTCTATCAAGTTCTGTCATCTCTGCAGTTGCTTCAGCCTTGAGTGCATCACCATTAAGTGCTGTACCACCCTGTGGCCCTGCCACAGTTGCAAATTTAGATCTTGCTTCGCCTAGCATAAATTTTGCACCTGCTAGTGTGTAATCTCTGATCCACGGTTTTGCATAAACGTCTTTCAATAATGTTTCATCTGGCTTATGATTATACAACCATAACAACACAGTTTCTGCTGATCTTACACGCCTAACTATTTCAAGGCGTCTATTCACTTCTTGATAATGGAAGTTTATAAAGCCGCCAAACATTCGACCCACAAGTTCTTGATATCCTGCAAAAGCGTCATAAGTTGCTAACCCACCTAATCTACCTGTTTGTAGTAGATAGACGTTTGTGTAAGCAAGTTCAAAAGGATCAAGGGCGGTACCACCTTCTGAGGAACTTGCTCCCCCAACGGTACGTCTAAAAATTTGTCTTACAGATACCACTTCATCTGGAAGTGTATAAACATTTTGATTAGGTTGTAGTTCTAAAAATCCATATGATTCTTCAACAGCATTTTCTGCTCTCTGTCTATATTTGTCTATGGCTCTTTCTAATGCAACTTCATAGTGATCAGGGTCTAGTTCAACGTCGATCATGCCATCGCCAAGCAGAGTTCTGACGTAATCAAATACTTTTTGTCTTTCTGTTTGTGCGGATGTGATACTGTTTACTGCGTCAACCATACACATATTTATTGTATTCACAGTCATGAACCAACAATAAATACAAACAAGTTATGCCTAGATTATCAATATTCAAGCCTGAAAAGGGCAATGATTACAGATTCCTTGATAGAAACATTTTTGAAATGTTTCAAGTTGGGGGTACTGATGCCTTTATTCATAAGTTTCTTGGCCCGCAAGATCAAGGGAATCAAAATGACGCAACACAACCCAATTATGTAGGTAAAACATCAGAAACTACAATACAAGATTTATTATTCTTGGAAAACAGAGATAGAAAATATTCAGAAGATGTGTTCACTGCTAGATGCATTTATAATGTACAGGACATTGATTTTGATCTCACACAGTTTGGTTTATTTTTGCAAAATGATCAGTTGTTTATGACTGTACATTTAAACGATACTGTTGAAAGATTAGGCCGTAAAATTATGGCTGGTGATGTTATAGAATTACCACATTTGAAAGATGATTTTAGTCTACAAGCCACTGATATAAATGATAACACAATTGATCAAGCATTGAAAAGATTCTATGTTGTTGAAGATGTAAGCAGAGCGGCAGAAGGATTTTCTCAAACATGGTGGCCACATCTATTAAGAGTCAAAACCAAACCTATAATGGATAGCCAAGAATACAGAGACATATTTGGTGACAAAGATGATCCAAATGCCTATGGTAGAGTTGGAAGTACATATGATAGAGACAAAGAAATAAATGATGCTATTGTAACACAGGCAGAAGCAGATGTTCCAAAATCAGGTTACGACACATCAAATTATTTTGTCATACCAACTGATGAAACAGGAAAAGTTGCTCTTGTTACAGGCGATAATGTAGATTTACTAGCAAGTAGTAACATTGGTTCGGACACAGTTTTTGAAGCGGCCAAAGCCAATGGTTATATTGATGGATACTTAACCGGAGACGGTATAGCCGCTAATGGCAATAGTGCAGGATTCGGAACAAGTTTTCCAACCTATCCTGTAAAGGACCAACTTTTTTTAAGAACAGATTATGTGCCACAAAGATTATTTAAATTTGACGGAAAGCGTTTTGTTAAAGTTGAAGATAATGTAAGACTAACATTGTCTAATAAAACAAATAGAACAGGTGGAAAATTTGGCTTCATTAACAACACAACCGAAACAACTAGAAAAGATGGAACCACGTACAAAGAAAGAGTATCATTATCTGAAATAATGAAACCTAGAGAAGACAATTAATGGCCAATAATATACAACACTTTTACGATGAGCAGATACGCAGATTTATTATTCAATTTGTGCGTATGTTAAGTAACTTCCAATATGAAACAGGAAAGAACAGTGATGGTTTACGGGCATTTGTACAAGTTCCTGCAAGATATGGAGACCCAAGCAGACAGGTAGCCAACATTTTAAGGCAAGGCTCTGAAAACACAGTCATGCATGCACCAATGATTAGTTGTTATCTCAAAGACTTAACTTATGCAAGGGAAAGAATGCAGGATCCAACATTTGTAGATAAAATTCATGTAAGGGAAAGAAAATTTGATGTTGATACTGGCACCTACAAAAACACAATGGGGGAAGGTCATACCATTGAAAGAATGATGCCAACACCATATAATTTAACAATGGGTGCTGACATTGTTACAACCAACACAGATCAAAAACTGCAAATTTTAGAACAAATATTAGTTTTATTCAACCCAGCACTGGAACTACAGAGTACAGAAAATTTTATAGACTGGACTAGTTTAAGTTATGCTGAATTAACAGATATTGTGTTTACAAGTCGAAGTATACCACAAGGAACAGATGAACAATTAGATATATGCAGTCTAACTTTCACAATGCCTATATGGCTCAATCCTCCAGCAAAAATTAAAAAACTTGGAGTAGTAGAAAAAATTATTGCCAGCATATATGATCAGGATGCGTCTGAAATAGATATAGATGGATTGATCGGCGGTAATTTAATTTCAAGGCAAAAAATAACTCCAGGAAATTTTGGCATTTTAGTATTGAACGGACAGGTACAATTATTAGGCAGTAATTTAACATCTGAAATAGATCCATTTAGTGGTGGTGATTCTACAACCGGTGCTGATAGTACTAGAAGTCATGCATACCAAGAAAAAGAAATAGAACTGCCTTCAAAATTTGGTCCAAAAATAAGTTGGAACAAATTAGTTTCTCAGTTTGGTTATATTAGAGATGGCATTAGCCAATTGAAACTTTTAGCCAGTGTTCATACCGCATTCGGAGACGATGTGCTTACAGAAATAAGTGGCACCATTGCATTGAGTTCAACCGATGATTCAATATTGTTATTCACTGTTGATTCTGATACTATTCCAACCGACACATTAACAGCGGTTACCGCAATAGTTGATCCGCAAAAGTCAGGTCCAAGCACAAAGCCAAATGGTTTGGCCGCGGCGGCTAATGGACAAAGATATCTAATTACAAAAGCAATAGGTGGTGATAATAACATTCCAATATCTAATCTAACAATTAGTGGATCTACAATTACAGTAACCACTGCCGAGACAGCAAGATTAGATGATTCATCATTAGCACGAAATCCACATGGACTTACTGTTGGTGATACTGTAACAATATCAGGTGCGTTTCCAGATTATTACAATGGAAAATTTACAGTGGCAACTATACCGGCAGATGACATTTTCACTGTTACTATGACTACAGATGGATCCACAGCAAGAACTATTGCAAATCCAATCACGCCGGCAACTACAATTGGCACATTGACAACAATTAGAACAATAAATGCATGGGGAAATGTAATTGCTAGTCCAAACGATATAATTCAATATGATGGTTCCAATTGGTCTGTTAGTTTTGATGCCAGCAATTTCACAGTAGGATTAGACAGTAGTTTAGACTCAACAATGGATTCAACATTGTTCCAATATGTAACAAATTCAAACACACAAATACAATACAAATGGACTGGAGTACAATGGGTGCTGTCATACGAAGGCGAATACAAACCAGGTGACTGGCGTTTGGTCTTGTAATATATTTCAATATAAGTTATAATAAAGTATGAATAAGATAATATGTTCTGGTGCATTTTTCTATGCACAAAAAACAAAAACTTTTATGTTTTTACAAAGAACTGGCAAGCACAGTGGTCAATGGGGACTCGTTGGCGGCAAAACTAACGACACAGAAACTCCGTTTGAAGGACTTAAACGTGAATGCATAGAAGAAATTGGCTCTATGCCAACCCACACAAAAGTTATTCCACTTGAACTTTTTACCTCAAACGATAATCAGTTTCAATTTCACACTTATGTTGTCGTTGTAAAGGATCAATTTATTCCAAAATTGAATGGTGAACACAGTGGTTTTACATGGGTAAAAAATAGTTGTTGGCCAAAACCACTACATCAAGGATTAAAACACACACTAAATGACAAATCAATCAAGAATAAATTACAAACAATTTTAGATTTGATTGTTTAGCCAGCACTAATTTTTACAGTACCATTATCGTTCCAAAGTTGCCCTGCATTGCTAGGATCACTTGTAGGCAAATCACTTGCCATTACTTTACCTTTGTTATTAATCATTAACACACCGTTGTCATCTGGTAGATCAATATGTCTTTTTGTGCTTGACTTGCCTGAAAGAAAAGTCTTCTTGCCACCAGTGTTTTGTAGGCATAATGGCACATTGTGGTGTGCATAAATGGCATTGTTAGCAACTGTTAATAAAGGTTTATGCTGTCCGTCTTTACGACCAATTATGGTAATTACACTCTGGTCTTTGCCTTTTTTATTATCTTTGATACTGCCTTTGATTTGTCCAATTTTGATTTCTTCTCCGGCATCATTCAGACCTCTAAATTCTAAAACTTGTTCTGCATTTACTGTTATATTTTTGCCAACTTTAAACATACTACACAGCAACTAAAGTTCTATAAATTTTGTAAACAGTTGATGTAGCAGATCCGTTTGTAGTTCTTAACCTCACGTCATTACTTGAAATGTCAACTGTGTAGGTTGATAGCACACTACCACTTCTTGTTTCTGCATAGTCGTTACCATAGGCTGTGGTGCCATCATGCGTAACAACAATTTCATTTACTTGAAAAGCACTACCTTGAGTAGCCTGCACAATATATTTTGCAGTCCTGAATGATCCTTTTGCAAATGTATCAATGGTAGCAATACTTGTCGAGCCAACTGTCGCTGTAACATAATTTGAGGAAACATTTTCTTTCAATGTCAAGCCATCTGTCGAATCTAATTTTAGTAATTCAGCATCATTACCTGCAGTTTGCGTGTTGATAATAAGTTGTGCATCCTCAGAACTATCAGAAGCATCAGTAATTTTACCAACAATTTTAATATAATCAATTGTACTACTGCCGTCATCAGTTCCTTTGAATCTAATTGTGCCAATTACATCATTATCCTCTGGTGTAACTTGATCTTGCTGAAACACAAGTTCAGCACCAAGTCCTGTGGATAATGTATTTTTTAGTGTTAATACTGGTTTGTTAGACGTTGCTGATTCAAATGTAATATCATCTCCAGCACCTTTACCCGATTCGTTAATCATTTCGAATCCACCAGCAGTTGATCCATCATGTACTCGGATTGTGTCTTTGGTGCTATCTATACTAATTTCACCAGTTGATCCAGTGAATGCGTCATTTTGTGCTGTGGTTCCGCGTCTAAATTGTACAATAGTTGGCATTTATTTTCCTTGTTTTAATATTTATTAAACTTATGCTCCTACGTGACTTTCATCTGCACCCAAATCAGTTGTGTTTATCTGCCCACGTGGTTCAGCACAATCAAAAACTGAAACAATACTAATACCAAATGCATCTTGTGTGCTACCAGTGCCTACACCACCACCTTCAGCATCTGAGAAATCAACAGTGGTAGAATCACCAACATCTGTTGGGAACTCCGCCAGTGTTGAGGTTGTAAATCCAGTGCTGGCAGATGAGGCAAAATTTGCATCATTTCTAAATTCGGAAAGTTTAACATTTCCTTTTGCAATACGTTTCAATGCTCCGCCATCATTAATTAAGAAATGATCAAGATCACTTGTTGACGATGTCAGTGTAACCGCATCAGCAACATTTCCTGTGTGGATAACTGTATCAGTGCCAACTTTTACAGCACCTGTACCTGACGGTTCCAACACTATATCTGCATTTGATTCTGTTGTTCTTACTTCATTGCCTTCAAATTTTAGAGCATCAATGACTACACCACCAGTGCCGTTTCCAAACAGTTCTAAATCAGCATTCGACACATTGGCCGATATGGTGTTATCATCAACAGTAACTCTGTCCATAACCACAGCACCTGTGCCATGTGGAGTAATGTTTATATCAGCATTCGACGAGCCAGTTGTTATTTCATTGTCCGCTATTGTTATTGCGTTTCCTGTTGTTACAAATGAACCAGCAGTAACTTTTCCTGCTGTCAAATTATTATCACTTGGATTATAAGTTAATGCTGTGTCAGTTTCAAGACCTTGAGCACCTGTTGCTCCGTCTACAAAAGTTAAAAATATAGTTTCGTCTGTAGAATTATTTGCACTTACAGTGATAGTTGCAGGCACAATATCACCTGTACCATCAAATGATGTACCACCAATATTTCTGGCTGTCTGTAGTGCTGTGGCTGTGTCTGCGTTGCCTGTTACAGCACCTTCAATATTTGCCACTATGGTTGCAGTACTTGAATCAGTTACTGATGTAACTGTTGATGCTGAATTAGATAGGACTGCTTTGAATTTATCATCGCCCTCGTTCCAATAAAATACTGCGTTGTTTCCTGCTGATCCTCTGTTTATGTGTATTCCAGAATCTATATCAGCACCACCTGAATTTTTAGAGTTAATAGCAATTAGTCCATCTTCAATTTCTGTTGTAGTGGTTTCAAGGATACTTTGTGTCCCTAGTACCGTGAAGTTTCCGTTGACTTGTAAAGCACCAGACACACTCATTAAACCTGTGTTGGATATATTCAATGCTCCACTTGATGCTATTGTTAAATTTGTGCCATCGCCTTCAATTTTTTCTCCATCATCACCAAACACTAAACCAACATTGTTAGGTAAATTAACATCAGCAGTTGCAGTTAAATTAATATCTGCTCCGGATGTGATAGTTAAATTTGTATCGTCACCTTCAATTTTTTCACCTGTGCCAAATGTTAGTCCGATGTTTGCAGGAATAATAACATCTGCACCTGCTGTCAATCTTATGTTACCTGTGCCATTTGTATCAATTGTGATGTCAGCGTTAGAACTTTCAGTTGATATTTTAGGGCCATTACCTCCCGAAGGTGTGATTAAAAGTTGATCATTGCCGGATCCAATCTGTGTTGTTGCATCTAAGACTACCTGTCCTGTACCATGTGGATCAAGAGTGATATTTGCATTGGAATTAATAGTTTGTATAGATCCTGTTTCACCAGTAATCCTAAAATTATCGATATCGACTGTGCCTGCACCTTTTGGGAAGATTCTAATACTAATATCAGTGTCATCACCTTCTGCAAGTAAGGCAACCGGACTGCCCGATACAGAACCTGTAATATTAAGTGAATTTACTGTAGAGTCATTTTCCTGATCAACTACTTTTTTACCTCTGACTTTAAGTTGTTTTCTTCTGTTGTCCCATTGGAACCCTCTACGTCTTGGCATTATTCTATAACCTCATAAGTTCTAACCACAGCAACCCAACTGTAATTTTGCGACCCAACACCCGTTACTGTAATTTTTAAAGATTTATTTGTATTATCTGCTGTGGCATCTACTGCCAAGTCAGCATTATCTTCCGCAATAATAATTTCATACAAGTCACCCACGTCTGCCACTGTGCCTCCATTGTTGTCCAAAACACCTTTTAAATGATAACCAGCACCAGTACCATCAGCATCTGTTCTTCGTGTAGTTATATCTGCTGTGAATGTCATTGTGCTATCAGTAGGTACAGGTATCCTTGCGTTTGATTGTCCGCCCACAAATATTTCTGTTTCTGTGGCATTGGTTGTTGTGCCATGCATTATATATTCTCTTGTTCTAAATCCAGTGTTAGCAAACATTTGAATTGTGTCTGTTTGCAGTTCAATTTCTCCTGTGCCATTTGGAATCAATTCAAGTGATGCATTAGAGTCTGTTGTTTGTATTGTGTTATCATCAATTTGAATTTTGTCTAGTACTACTTTTCCTGTACCATGTGGAGTTATTTCGATGTCAGCATTTGATGCCACTGTTTTGATTTCATTATCAAAAATTTCCATTCTGTTGGAACCAGCAGTTGTTAATTTTGCTCCTAGTGTTACTTCACCTCCCGAAAAAGTTAAAGCAGTTGTGGAACTTGTGCCTGACTTAATTACTAATTCATTACCTGAATTTGTAAGTCTACCAAACTCTGTACCGGCATCTTTGAAAATTATATCCTGATCATTTGCATCAATTATGACATCACCTTCAGCATCAAGTGTCAAGTTACCACTTGAATTAATTTGTAAATTTGTTCCATCGCCTTCAATTTTTTCTCCATCATCACCAAATGTCAGGCCAATGTTTGCTGGTATGTTTACATCTGCACCTGCTGTTAAATTAATGTCACCTGTGCCATGTGGGTCTAAAGTTATGTCGGCATTAGAAGCAGAAGTTGTAATTGTGTTATCTGCAAGAGTCAAAGGCTGGCCGCCATGTGTTTCTATGTTTGCTACCACAGTAGCACCTGACGTATCAGCAACTGAAGTTACACCTGATCCTGAACTTGACAACACCGCTTTAAACTTATCTTCACCCTCATTGAAATAAAACACCGCATTGTTGCCAGCAGATCCTCTGTTAATATGAATACCAGAATCTATGTCTGCACCACCTGAGTTTGTAGTGTTAATTGCTAGTAATCCATCTTCAACTTCTGTCGTTGATGTCGAAACAGTCGTACCTATGACTGTTAAGTTTCCTTCGACCTGAAGTGCTCCAGCAACACTCATTAGTCCTGTATTGTTTACAGTCAATGTACCTGAAGATGCAATAGTTAAATTTGTTCCGTCACCTTCTATCTTTTCTCCATCATCACCAAATGTCAATCCTTTATTTGCTGGTATGTTTACATCTCCTGTTGGATTTAAATTAATATCTGCTATTGATTCCAGTGTTAAGTCAAGGTTATCACTTTCTATTTTTGCAGTACCAAATGTTACTCCTATGTTTGCAGGAACAACAACATCAGCACCAGCAGTCAAGTTAATGTTTCCAGTTCCATGTGGCACTATGTTGATATCTGAATTTGATGACGTTGTTTTTATACTAGGTCCATCACCACCTGTTGCTGTAAGTTCTAATAGATCTCCGCCAGTGCCAACTTCTATTTTTGGAATAACAACTGAGCCAGTACCATGTGGTGTAATTTCAATGTTGGCATTTGAACTAGATGTTTTAATTAAATTGTCCGCTATAGTAATTGCATTTGACCCTTTTGCTGTCATGTTAGCAGTTATAGAGTCAGGCAATCCAATAGTAACTGTGTTATCTGAAACAGCCACCGTTGTCTCATTTGACGTTGCACTAAATGTTAGTGTGTCTGATCCAATAGTTACATTGTCATTTGTTGATCCATCTGATATTGCTAATACTGTTGAAATAGCGGCTGTTGATACCGCTGTAATCAAACCTTTTCCATTTACAGTTATTACTGGAATAGCAGTTGTGCTACCAAAGGACCCTACGTTTGAATTGACTGTGTCTAAAGTAGTGTTCAATGTAATATTACCGGAACCATCAAATGCTGTGGCACTTGCATCAACATCACCTGCAATAGTAATATTTCTTGCAGTTGCTAATGTAGTTGCTGTTGAGGCATTTCCTGTAACATCTCCAGTAAATCCTGTTGCTGAAGTTATCCTGCCACTTACATTTACAGCATCAACTATTTGTATCGCTGATGAATCAGATGATGTAATTTCATTTACGTCTAAACTTTTAACAACAACCTTACCTGTGCCATGTGGTGTAATATTGATATCAGCATTTGATGATCCTGTGGTAATTTCGTTGTCTGCTATTGTTATTGCGTTTCCTGTTGTTACAAATGATCCTGATGTAGTTGCACCTGTTACTGTAACACCACCTGATGTTGTTTCTAACTTTTTACTGTTATCATGATAAAGTTCAACTGCTCCATCGGCAATACCCTTAACCATGGTTTCCGAACCACTGTCTTTGCCAAGTATCACATTGTTATCACTTTGAAGGAAAAGGTTTCCGGTTCCTGTTTCACGTATTATTGAATGACTTCCATTGTGAAATAACTTCAGGTCGGCGGCATCACCAATCCCTAGATAGTTGTCAGAGGCACTACCATCGGGTAGTTCTAAAATACCTGAAACTTTTGCTCCGCCCTGTGTGACTCTAAATGCTTCTGCCAGGCTACCGTCAAACGTCTGGAAGATCAATTCATTTGCTGTGCCACTTGTACCGTCGAACAAGATCTTTGCTCCTGACGTGCCACTGGCACCAATAAAATCTATACCAGGTGTTTGTGCATTGTCAGTTCTTCTAAGTTTTAAAAGAGGTGTTGCTTTGTGTAATAATATGTCCGAATCTGAAGTTATTGAATTTGTAGGAGATGAAACAGTACCCGACACGTTGAATGTACCGTCTACAATTAATCCTTCATTAATATTAATTAAAGATGAATCACTTGAACTCATTGTGGTGCCACTAAATGAAACATCGCCTGTTGAACTTATACCAGTTAGTTCCGAACCATCACCCTTAAACTTGGTTGCCGTTACTGCACCTGTGCTTGGATTATATGTAAAGTTTCCATCTGACTCAAGTCCAACATTACCGCCATCTGAATCTGCACCAGCAACAAATGTCACAACATTTTCTTCATTTGTGCTTTCATTGTCTGTGACTGTTACAGTTGTCGCCACAGACGCTGTTCCTTCTAAGTTTGCCACAATAGTTGCCGTGCTTGAATCTGTTACTGATGTTGCTGTTGATGTTGAATTAGAAAGCACCGCTTTAAATTTATCTTCACCTTCATTCCAATAAAATACAGCGTTGTTTCCAGCACTACCTCTATTGATATGCATACCTGCATCTAAGTCAGCACCTCCTGAATTTTTTGAATTTATTGCAATAAGATTGTCTTCAATTTCTGTTGTGGTAGTTTCTAAAATTGTTTGTGTGCCCAACACAGTAAAGTTGCCTGTGACTTCCAATGCTCCTGATACTTTTGCTCCAGTGTGTGTTACTCTGAAACGTTCTGCAGTTGAGGAGCCATCATATGTTTTTACAAACACTTCATTTGACGTGCCGCTAGTCCCGTCCATTCTTAATTGTGCTCTTACGTTTCCGCCTGACTGTTGAAAATCTATTCCAGGTTGATTTGCATCTGCAGTTCGTTGAAGTGTGATTACTGCATTTGGTTTTTTAATATGCAAGTCTGTGTCTGGTGAACTAACAGTACCAATACCCACCTGGCCACCTGCTTTTAATAATATGTCTCCATTACCATCTGTTTCGATTGTGATGTCACCGTTACTAGCATCTACAATTTCAATTTTACCAGAGTTTGTGCCACCATTTGTGTTTAATAATAAATTACTTGCATCATCTGTTGTTATTGTACCATTGACTGATAATGTTCCATTAACATCTAAACTATCATTGATTGTAATAGCAGATGAATCAGAAGATGTAATTATACCATCAGCAACTTCTAAACTTGTAATTACAACCTTCCCTGTTCCGTTGGGTGTTAGTTTTAAATCTTGATTAGAAGAATCAGTTGTTATGATACCTTGCTCGCCATCAATACTCATATTTTGTATTACAACTTTACCTAATCCATGTGGCGAAATTTGTATGTCAGCATTCGAAGATGCTGTTGAAATTAAATTATCTCTTACTGTAATTCCTTGAGCACCATCAGACGTAAACGATGTGGCTGTGATAGCACCACTTGATGGATTATATCTCAATCCTGTGTCTGTCCTAACTTGTTCGTTGCCAGTTGCAGAGTCTGTAAAGTTAATGAACATATTTGCATCTGTTGAGTTTGTTGCAGTAAGAGCCACAGTGGTTGAAGTTGCTGAGACAGAAGCATCTTGGAAAGTTATAGTGCCACTTCCATCTGTCATTAGTACTTGGTTAGTGTCTCCATCTGTTGTTGGAAACTGATAGGAGTTATAAAAATTAACTTTTCCTGTGCCGTTAGGATTTAAAATAATGTCTTGATTGGATTCTGATGCAACTGTCGAACCACTAAATGTTAGGTTTGAAGAGACAACACTATCTGAAAAAAGTTCAGTAAAGTTTGTATTTGCTTTTACTAAAGCCGCTCGTAGAGTATCACCATCGCCTGTATTTTCACCAGTTCCTACATTGATTACTAATTGAGCCACTACTCACACCCTCTATGACCTACATTAGTAGGTTTTATTACATATTATATAGATATTTAGTGGATTTTACCCAATTACATCATCATGGCAAAAGCATCAATCACAGCATCGCCGCCTGCATTTGATTCGACTGCTTTACCAATCACTGTGCCCACCGCTGGGTTGGCCTCTGCTCTTGCTCTACCGTTGCCTGCTGACACAAGTAAATCACCTGCATTGACTATGCCAGTTACTTTGACTGGTACACGTCCTGACAATGCAAGTTCAACACCCTCGCCTTCAACATTCATGATAAATCCTGGCTTTGTGGACACAATCCCTGCAACTGATGAATGTGCATCTTCGTCACACACTCCAACTTTTTTATCACCTGTGAAATGTACCACTGTGCCTGCTTCGATTGATTCTCCAGTGTCAGTAGGGAATATCTCTGCCAAGTCACTATATTGAGCGGCAGTAACAGTCGTTGTCAGTAAGTTACTACTTGGATTATACTGTATTCCAGCATCAGTAAATAACGATTCTGCTGTTGCAGAACCATTGTCGT